CTCTTTTCTGCCGCATCGCTAAGAGTTTTCAGGCCAATTTCCCAGTCTTTAACATCGGTCAGGTCGTTAATGCCGGATTTACTCTTTGTGTGAGCAAACGCTATGAACGCCGCCTGATTTGGATTAACGCCCTGCTTCCTTAGCTCGTCCGCATGTTCAAGAATATGAAGCGCGGAGTTGACACCGTGTGCCTCTCGGACTCCGTTTCCGTTATCGTTTTCGAATTCATCAGGGTGCAAGCCGCCATCCATGCCCGTGTCATGGAACCACGCAGAGTAGAGCATGAGCTTTCTGTCGATAGGCTCACGGATGAATCTTTCGTTCCCTACGATTTTGTCAATCTCGTCTGCGGCTTGGTTTGTCTTTTCGACAACCTGCTGTACATGATCAAGGCCATGAGTGGTGAACGTCCTCAAGAATCTCTTGTTGTCCATGTTCGCCATCTTTGTTCCGTTCTCATAATGCTTGCCACCGATTTTGTGACAGGCAGTCAGGCTTTTGTGAACATCGGCATCATCCATTCCCTCCATCTGTGGGGGAACCCAGCCGCCAACGTACCCGGCCTCTTTTGCCATCTTCGGCGTAACGCCCTTGATAGACTCTCTGTGAGAAGGCTGGTTTTTTCCAGACTTGAGATTGGTGTTTTTCTTGTTCCTCGGCGTGTTCTTTCCAAGGCCACCGGGATTCTTTTTCCGGATTGCCTCCCAGACCTCATAAGGACTCATGCCCTCCGTGTCAATGCCCATCCCCTGAGCAATGCCATACGCAATCTGCGGGTTTGCATCGAACCTCGCCTGCATGCGCAGAAGCCTGCGCTCACGGTATGCGTCAACAGCGTCCATGCGGAACGGCGATTTTTCTTTTATTCTCGCAGAGCGTCTTTTTCTATATTCATTAACAGAGTTTTTCATCTGCACGGACCCTCCTATAATGCTTTGAATCTTTGAGCTAACAGCTCTTTCGCACCATCCAGATCAAATACAGGCTTTGCTCTGCATCTGCATCCGTAGTCCTCTCCCGGATTGCAATACCTTCCTGTGTACACCCGGCCTCTCGATTTTGTCATGTACCACATCGGAGGCGGATTGTTCCAACTCTGCACAGTGCCGTGCAAGGCTCTGTGACTGTCTCTGACCCGGTTATCTCTCTTCGTAATCCAGATGTACTTTGAGCACCCGGCGCTTTCGGCCTCAAATCGCGTCATTTGGTAATTCAGCGTCCCAAGTTGGTCTCGCGCTATCATCATAGCTTTGGACTTCGACAGTCCTACCAGCTTTTCAAGGCGTCTGTAAACATTCACCTTCGGTTGCCGGGTCTCATATCCCCAGCGAATGATGTTTTCGACTTCTGTCAGATACTCGGAAGGAATCGACTGGATTTTGCTCACGTTCTGCCGGACCCAGTTTCCTACCATATCTTCCATGTGCTCAGAGTACCACTCTTTGTTCACGCCCATGTCAAGAGCGCCCTTGCATTGCTCATCCCAGTCATTGATGGAATGCTTCTTTGCAAGATTGCCGCTGAAAACATAGGTTTTCTCAAGCCTCTTCAGTGCCCCGGTCTTCTGACTCAGCTTCTCTGCCGCAGAGAACTTGTGCCCCCTGATTGCAGAGATGAAGTCACCAGCATCGTCCTGTCGGTAACTTCTCTCTTCGTACTGCCTCATAATCCGGTCGATGTAAGGCTGAGATGTTTTTATGATCATGTCCGTATAGGCAAGCGTCCCTCTCGCAAGCTCTCGCTCTGCCGATATCGGATACACAGGGTCTTTCCTCGCTGTGACCTCGCCAGACGTCTTCTTTTGCCCTGTGTGAAACTTGTTTTTCCGGAGTACATCTATACCCCTCAAGGGTCTTATGTTCATCCTGTACCCCTTCCTGTGCACCAGCAAAAGGAACAGCTTAAACGCTATCCCATGCCCTCTTTACAACATCAAGCTTTCCAAGGACCTCAAGCTCTTTGATGTGATCAATGATGTAATCCCGGTTTTCCTCCGCAAAGAACTTTTCCCAGTATGGATTGTCCTCGTTGAAAGCAATCCACTCTTCAACGCTGAGTTTTTGCGGATAATCGCCGAACAGGTTGAAGAACTTCTTTTTGTCCAGCGTAAAAACAAACTTTCCTATGACGTTGGGATAGTCAACCCACCAAACTTTGTCACCTTTTGCCGCTTTGTAAATCCGTTTCACTTCATCCCACCGCCTTTTCCCTTCTTCTGTTTCTCTTCAGCCGTGTTTATATATCCCATGAGGGAAATGAAGTCCTTGCTTTCAGCAAGCTTGCTCGTTTCTATTATAAGGGCAGGGTTTTCCAATGCTCTGCCATAATGAGTCCTTTTTGACTTGCAGGCATATCTGTTCTTTAATACGCTGTCATCAAGGGAATGCCAGCCACCGTCATTGTCCTGCAACTCAAGGTATTCAAGATTTCCTTCATTTTTCCTGACTATCGTTGCGTGTGAGCCAGCTACAAAGTAATACTCTTTTCCTTCTTGAACAGAGTTAAGAACTTTATGCGCTGATTCAAATCCATTGTAATTGCCTGACTCTTCACCACCAAGTTCCCTTACAAGACGTCTTGAGCATGTCGAAAATGTTTCTCGGGATGAAGCCCCCCTAAAGTCCAGCACTCTGTATCCGGCCTTGTTGGCTATATATGCAAAGGCCACAGATACGCAAGAGCCACCAGTTTTATCAGGTCCACACAAATCAGAGATTATTCTCTCATCGGAAGGCTGACTTGCGTACTTTACGGGACCGCTGTATTTTACTTTGTAGCTTTTCAGCTTCTTTGACGCATCTTTAAATCCGTTGTGTTCATAATCGCTTTCTACAACGGTATCGCGCTCAATAGACAGGTCATAAATCTGCTTCCAGTCTTTATCTGAAGCGTCCGCCTTTACCTCACTCAGCCGTTTATCGTACTCTCCGACCTTCTTTGACAGCTCTTCAACCTTCTTTTCGTACTTTTCGATAGCCAACTTGCTTGCCGCAATTCCGTGACTTTCATAGAACTCTACAACGTCCTGTTCACCTGCGTCTGCGGCTCTCTGCCTGAGCTGTTCGAAATACGACTTGTTCCACTTGAACTTTTCTAACTGATCTTGTGAATATGCAAGGGATTTTCTGTCGCTCTCTGCCTCTTCCTCAATAGCTCTGAAGCTTTTCACCTTTTCAGTGTAAGGAGAGTGCTTTAAAAGCTCATCGGCGGCTTTGGTATAGTCTTCCTTCGTTTTCAGAGCATTGATTTGTTCATCTAACCCTTCTATCTTTTTCTTTGCTACTTCTATCATGTCTCTTTCGTCTTTGGCCCATTTTTCATCCCTTTTTATATCATCCTTTGCCATCTCATAATAGGTATATGGAGGATATATATCATGTGAATTCGGGTCTTTAACTGACGGTATTGCTTCCTCTGAGCCATATTTTTCAATGAACCATGCAACCTTTTCTCTTGCTCTCTTGGCGTCATGATCATACCATCCAGCTCTATTCTCGCAAGCCTTTATCCCCTCTTGAACAGTGCTTTTTTCCTTTTCCAGCTTTTCCCGCTTCTTCAGTTCTTTCTTGGCAGTAGTAAAGTCTTTATGCAACTTTTTCAGCTCGGCAGGAGTCTTTTCCGGGGCCTTTGGCTTTCTCGGTGCAACTTTTCCAGTCTTTTTCAGCTCGGTATAAACCTCGCCAGCAGAATACCCTTTGCCAGCAAGAGCGTCCCAAGCGTCTTTCGGGGTCCAGTCTTTTTCGATCTGAATCCCTTCCCTTTGACAAAGGCCAAAAGGAATCCTTGTGTTGCCATGAAAAGAGTTGCCATTATTGTTCCCGTTATTGCTCTCTTCCTCATCAGCATCAAGCCGGAAAGAGCCGTGATACGTCCCAAACCGCTTCTCAAGCCTTTTTATTCTCTTTTCGCGGTACTTGAGAACAGAGTCCATAATCACACCTCTTTATAAAAACCGTACTCCAAACTAAAGCCCGTACCATCCGGGCTTTTACAACGCTTGTACGGCAGGGGGGTGAACCGCCTTTATTCGTGCGCACTCCTGTCGTGTTGGCTACGTTGGCCTGCGGCAGTAAAAAGCGGTTACAGCGTTACTTTTTTATCTTACAGCGCATCATAGACGTCATCAGGAGCTATGAATCCGATATCGTCTTCATCCTCCCGGTACATCTCTTGAAGTAGCATCGTCAAGCTTTCTTTGAACGGTTCAAAGAGCTTGTCTTCAATGTCGTACAAGTCTACTATCTCGCGCCAAACCGGAACTCTCATTTCAACTTCATCGCAAGCAATGTCTCCATAGTACTCGTTTGCGACAAAGATATAAGACTTCTTGACCTCAGGGTCTCTGTCTCCGATTATTCCAAGGAGCTTCAGGGAAACGGGCCGGATTCCGAATTCTTCTTCGGTCTCCCTGATTGCCGCTTCCTCAGGAGTTTCGAACTCTTCAATGTGACCACCCGGGCCAGCAACCTGACCGAACCCGCCTGAATCACCATCAATCCTTGTGGCGGTAAGGACCTTGTTGCCTCTGATCATGAGAACTCCAACTCCGCCCTTATAAACTCCGTTATGCATCTTGATTGCCTCGCTGATAGGCATTCCTCTGCCAACGTCTCTTATAAGCTCTTCGGTCAGTCTGACAGGTTCGCCTGCCATTTCGTCTTCAGAGTCTTCGTTCTCTTCTTCACCCAGCATATCCTGCGGAAGCTTTGTTGCCTCAGGGGCCGCTTCAGGAGAATTGCCGTGTTTGCCTCTCCGCCTCATTTCTTCAACGGTAGGCTTTTCGGGCTTGCCCGGTTTCTTAGGCTTCCCTGTCGGCATCTGTTCCTCGGGCTGATCACCCGGAACATCTCCGCCCGGGGCACCGCCGCCCATCATAGCCTCCAAGGGATTGCCGCCGCCACCGCCGCCTCCCATCATAGCCGCCATTGGGTCTCCCCCGTCCTGCTGATTGGCAGGAGCGTTTTCTTCAAGCTCTTCCTCGGTGTAGTCATCAAGCATTGAATCTATGTCAAACTCATCCTCATCGGCGTACTGTTTCCTTACCTCGCTCGGGTCAAGGACCTGAGCACCGATAAGAGCAACAGCGGCGTTCGCCTTTGTGGACTCGACCTGAGCTTTCTGCAAGTCAAGGGATACCTTTTCCTGCTCGGACATAGACCAAATGGAATTGAACTCTATATTGATCTTGGGGACTTTCTTGACTTCCCCCGTGTGAACGCCAGCCTCGCAAAGCAGAGCAATCAGATACCGCAGATTGCTTCTGAGCATGCGCTTCTGGATTCTTTCGATATAGTTATAGTAATTCTCAAGGTCGGATGAACCCGTGGCGTTCATGCCTGCCGGGGACCGTCCAAAAAGAATTGTCTGCGGGATGTTAGTCAGCGCAGACAGATAATTGCATGTTGTATTGATAACGTCAGACACGCCAGTGTAGGCGAAACTCTTGAAGTCATAGTTTTCGCCCTCGGCATCCAGAATCATGGTGTTCATGAGTCCCTTTGCCATGTCGATTGTCTGAAGTCTTTTAAGGATATCGCTTTCGCCTTGTTCTGTTGCCAGAAGAGAAGACAGGTCCTTCATTGAGTAGATGCCCTGTACGGACCTATCAAGCATCTTCGGAGCCATACTGTGTGCAACTTCAACGTCTCTGATCGCCCGGTTTACCCTGACATATTCAGGCATGCCCCAGAATTGATACTGAGCCGTGGAAGTGTTTTCAGGAAGGACACCGTTCTGGAATATCAAGCATCTCTGCTCGTGAACAACAAACGTTCCATTTCTGGAAGAGACAGTGTAGTGTGCCGGATACCCCAGCCTACTGCCCCTTGTTCTAAACGGGTCTTGGTGCTCGTACTTGTACATGCTTGAATACTCAGGCGTTACAAGCGACCTGTCGAAAATCCGGATATCATCAATTGACTTGATGTTCTTATAGTCAACAGGGTCCTCAAGCCCCCGTCCGTCATTGATCAAGAGAACCGCAATCGAACCACCAAACAGTCTCGCCCATTTAAGGCTCTGCATTCCGGTTTCTTCCCAGTCAAGCTCATCCAAGCATTCAAAGACAAAATCGCTGATCTCATCGTCTTCCAGATTCTTCAGCTCAAAGCCGTGCTTTACGGCCTCTTCAGCAGGTGCATCAATCACCCTTGCAAACAGTCCGTTTTGCTCGTAGAACTCGACAAGCTCTTGGTCAGAGACAGGACCTTCACCAACGTAAGTGTAGTACTCGCTTGAATCGCGTATCGTTCCGAACTTTGTCAGCATGTTTTGATAACCGCCGTCTACTCGGAAGCTCGGGTCTCCAAGCGGCCTTACAGCCTTAACACCAGTGTAGCTCTCTACAAGGCGAAGCGCGTTGCTAACGTACTTATCATTCATTTTTGCCAAGCCGCTTCACCTCCGAAAAAGCAAAAAGGCGATAGCCGCAAAGCCATCGCCTTAAATTGTTGTTTCACTTAAAGAGCTTATAATATACCTATTCCAGCATATTAACTTTAGCATTTTCAAGTGACATTTTCATGAACAAGTTGTGAACAATTTTCTTTAATGAGAAAATCTTCGCATTTTACCATACTTCTGGCTCAAAAGGCCAGTATCCGCTTCCGTTTCTCGCCTCTTTAACTTCTTCCTCCATTGTCTCTTCCTGATCTTCTACTTCATCAATGTCCTTTTCCCTTATCTGTTGCAGGAACTCATTCAGCCCTTCAAACCTTTCCTTCAGCTTGTCTTTCGGAAAGTCCTCAATGATTGCAAGCGCCTTTTCTATCTTGTCTTCAACGCCGTCTTCCTTCACGTAGAACGGGGACGCCGTGTGTGACAGGTAGCTGAAGAACCTTGTTGACGGAACTATCATAATGTCCGGGACATTACTGCTGATATCTACCCAGAAGAAAATGTTAAGGTCATCTTCTCTGTCCATCTCAAAGACAACAAAATCAGACTTTTCCTCATCCATTCCGAAATAGCGTAACTCACTCATTACAGACTATACTCCTTCCTCAGAAACTCGTAGGCGTCCTGAAATACGCCGTAATCCTCGTACTTCATTTTTACACCCATGTTCTGCATTTCGTCAAACACTTTTTTGCGTTTTTCCTGTGTCATAGAGTCGAAAGTGTCCCTCAGAAGATTTTTGGGGAAGATAACACTTTCAACATCACTCATCTTTAACAGGTCGTGGAATTGACATTCAACGTATCCGTTCTTGCAGTAAGAGCTTGTCTTATCATAGAAGTCGCTGAAGGAGATTTCGCCATTCTTATACCTTCTGTACGCTGACAGGATTTTGCCAAGTGTCACCTTTGCGACAGGAGAAACGCCCTCATATGTAGGATGTTCCCCTGCGTACCCTGCAAGCGCCCGTCTTTCTGATGTGGCCCAGCGGGTGTCAAGCGAATCTCCAAACATATAAGTAACCCTGTCCTTCAAGGCGTCTTTCTTGAACGTGTACAGGATTTTGCCGTACCACCTCGCAACCCCTGAGTTGTACTGTTCCTCATCGTTTCCAAGTCCAAGGAACCCGTACTTTTCGGCTTCCTCAGCCTTTATCTTATGAGAGTGCCCGAACACTTCCTCGCCTGTTTCTCTTCTTCCAGTCTTATCGGTTGAACCTCCGCTTGTTCCGGTCTCAAGCAGATTTTTAAAGTGCGTGTCGAAAACGTCCTCAAAATGTCCTCTCATTCTTATTACATAAGAACCCTGATCGAACATGTCTGTAAGCATATCGACAACTTCCTTCTTTTTGCTGTCGCTCATTGTCTTGAGCGTGTCGTATCTATCTTCTCTTTCCATTCTGTGATTGTCAAATGAGGCAAGCGAAAGACAGGTATGCGTCCTTACAACGTCATCATTGGGATTCATGCCCTTTGTCGTGATGTTTTCCTCATCCACGCCCTTTGACTTCAGCCACTCTCTCGCTTCTTTCTCATCGACTGCCTGATATACCTCTTTTGTTTCTGACGCGCCAACGGTAGCCATGATCTTGAATGAGCCTTCTTGGGTACGCAACATTCTCACTCGCCTCA